TTTATTAGTGTTGTAGAAGACCCTGCACGTAATGCAGAAAGCTATGGTGCTAACAAACTAGCGGCTCTTGTTCCTTTTTCTGGTCTACTTCGTTCTCTGAATGAAGACCCTTATATGCGTAAGATTAGTGAGATGTCTCAAGGTTATCTAAAGAGTATCCCAAGTAAAGTAAACATCATGGGATTTGAATTTGATAATCCAAAAGCTTCTACATTTAGTAGTGAAGCACTAGACCCTAATCGTAACTTTATTGGTGAGCCTATTGATGTACCTGAGTTTTGGGGTAAAAGCTTAAACTTAGAGTTTGCATCTCCTATGGGTTTCTCTGAGAAAAAGACAGACCCACTAGCAGTAGCATGGATGGAAGCGGCAAACGCAGGGACACCCTTTAGTGTTGGGCTACCACCTAAGACTAAGAATGGGATTGACCTAACAAGCTCTAAATTTACTTTAGACTCTGAAGGTAACCCTATGAACCCTAATCGTCCAAAGCAGACAGCTTACGATATGTGGCAGTACATTACTAGTAGTATTAAGATAAAGACAGCTACTAACGATACAGGTATTGCTAATGCAAAACCAATGACACTAAGAGAAAGTTTAACAGAACTTGTACAAACTGAAACGTATAAGAAAGATAAAACTCTTGACCTACGAGTGGGTGATTTAGTGTTTGCAGGAACTAAAGAAGAAATTATTCAAGACTTAGTGAAAGCGTATCGTGACCAAGCATGGACTAAACTTATTGGTGAAGACCCATATGCTCTTGAAGATAGGTCACATATTGACGGTTACCGTTTACTTTATGTACCAGAAGCAGTAAATCAAAGACTAGCAAAAGCTTACTGGACTCATAGTCTACTTAAAGATGCAACAAAAAATCCTTTAGCTAGGCAAACAATACAAGATAATAGCAATGAGTTCCTTAAGGACTTAACAGGAGATATTGAATAATGTCTAATTCAGTGAAGCTGTATCCAAATCTAGGAACAGCACAGGGGAGCTTCTCGTTCCCCTTTTCATACCTAGACGCTAATGACATTAAAGCTTATGTTGATGGTGTACTAGTCTTTGAAAACAACGCTTCGACAAACACGGCAGTCAACGGTGTCACGTACACTGTTGCCTTCCAATCAGTAGGAGCTACTACTCTTACATTTAGCCCTGATGCAATAGCAGGTAGTGATATACGTATTCAACGTAATACTGACCTGACTACTAAGGCTGTTGACTTTGAAGATGGCGCAGTGTTGACTGAAGCATCTCTTGATGAAGCAGTAGACCAAGTGTTCTTTGCGGCACAGGAAGCTATTTACAAAGCTAACGACTCTATTACAGTAGATACTGATGACAAGTGGGATGCACAATCAAAGGTTATTAAGAACGTAGCTACCCCTGTTAACGCTAACGATGCGGCTAACAAGGACTACATTGATACACAGACTGTATCAGCCGCTACTTCTGCTATCAATGCGGCTACATCAGCCACCAATGCCGCTACTAGTGCTACTAATGCGGCAACTAGTGCTTCTGCGGCGGCGGCAGATGCTGTACTAACTGCGGCAGATGTAGTCTCTACAAATGCTGACGTAGTATCTACCAATGCAGATGTAGTATCAACTAATGCTGACGTAGTAACAACTGGTAATAACGTCACTTCTGCACAAGCGGCACAGACTGCGGCAGAGACTGCTGAGACTAATGCTGAAACTGCGGAAACTAACGCTGAAACTGCTGAGACTAATGCGGCTACTAGCGAAACTAATGCTAAAGCTAGTGAAGATGAAGCAGAAGCATGGGCGCAAAAGATTAACGGTGAGGCTGTAACAGGTGAGGGTTACTCATCAAAGGCATGGGCAACAGGTGGTACAGGTGTTACTGATACTGCTGGTTCTGGTGCGGCTAAAGAGTGGGCAACAGATACTACTAACACTGTAGATGGTACTGAGTACTCTGCCAAGGAGTACGCCATTGGCTCACAGTCTGGTCAAACATCAGGCTCTGCAAAGCAGTGGGCTTTAGGTGGTGGTGCATCATACGCTACTAACACAACAGTAGATGGTGTAAACTACTCAGCTAAGTACTGGGCAGAACAAGCGGCCTCTAGTGCAGACTCCGTGGATGACACGTACCTTGGTGCAAAGTCATCAGCACCTACACTAGATAACGATGGCAACGCTCTACAAACTGGTGCTTTATACTTTAACAATTCTTCAAATGACTTGTTTGTTTGGAATGGAACTACATGGCAGGTGACTGCTGTAACAGCCGCTGGTTTTGCTACTGCTGGCTTCTCAATCGCTATGTCAATCGCTCTATAAGGATATATTATGGCACAGAATTTTAGACGTTATACCCTAAACTCTGTCGGCACAACAGCCGCAGATATTCCTGATGGGGCAAACTTTGACTCATACGATACCCTAGTAGGTATTCATATGACTAATATTACAAACAATGCAATCAATGTAGATTGCTATATTAACGATGGTACTAACGACATCTACCTTATTAAAGGTGCGCCTGTAGCGGCAGGTGGTGCGTTACAAGTGCTTGATGGTGGGGCTAAAGTAGTCGTGCAATCAGGTGACCGTCTATACGTTAAATCAGATACAGCAAGCTCACTTGACTGTTGGGTTTCAGCCGTTGATGCAATTAGTTCGTAAGGAGTAGACTATGGGATACGTAGGTAATCAAACTACAAATAACTACTCCTCAATGGACAAGCAAGTTATCACTGGTAACGGTGGTGCAAGCTATACACTGACCCACGCTGTAGCCAACGCTCAAGAGATTGAGGTGTTTGTAAACAATGTGCGGCAAGAGGCTGGCATTGCATACACTGTGGCTGGCACTGCACTGAGCATGACAGGCAACGTGGCAAGCACAGATGACTTTTACGTTATCTATCAAGGTAAAGCATTGCAGACTGTAGTGCCGCCTGATGGTTCTATAACAGAAGCTAAACTCGTTTCTGGTTTTGGACTTATTCCTGTAGGAATGATTGCACCTTTTGCTATGAGTACAGCCCCTACAGGCTGGCTAGAGTGTGATGGCTCTGCTGTATCAAGAGCAACTTATGCAGACTTGTTTACTGCTTTAAGCACAACGCATGGTTCAGGTGATGGCTCAACTACATTTAATGTGCCTGACCTAAGAGGTGAGTTTATTCGTGGTTGGGATAATGGCAAAGGTACAGATAGCGGCAGAACATTTGCTTCATCACAAACAGATGAATTAAAAAGCCACTTTCACAGACCGTTTAATTATTCTTCTGACAATACAAGAAGATTTTTTACAGGATATGGTTCTGGAAGTGGGTATTCTTACCCTGCTTCTGGCGGTGTAGGCACTTTTTTATATACTGACCTAACTTCCCAAACAGACCCAACTGGCGGTACAGAAACAAGACCACGCAACATCGCTATGATGTACTGCGTGAAAGCATAAGGAGGCTCTAATGGCATTATCTAAAATACTACCAGCCTCACAAGAGCAATACGCAGGGGCTAGAAATCTTATCATCAATGGTTCACAAGCTGTTGCCCAAAGAAGCACCAGTGCAACTGGACTTACCAGCACTGGGTATCACAGCATTGATAGATTTAGAACATCTTTGTTTAATGGCGGTACATGGACGCAATCACAATCAACAACTGTTCCGTCTGGTGAGGGCTTTGGCTATTCCTTAAAGATGGATTGCACTACAGCAGATACATCGTTGCTGGCCAATCATCATTGCATCTTACAGCATCACATAGAAGGCCAAGACTTACAGCAGTTAAAGTATGGAGCTTTATCTGCTGAAAGCATTACCTTGTCTTTCTGGGTTAGGTCTAGCAAAACAGGAACATACACTGTTGAGTTTGAACAGCTAGGTAATACAAAGCAATACTCGCAAACCTACTCAATATCTACAGCAGACACTTGGCAAAAAGTAACTTTAACTATTGATGGTGATACAGCATCTTCTTTAGCTAATGATAACTCTTGTGAATTGCGAGTAAACTGGTATTTAGCGGCAGGGCCTGATTACACATCTGGCACATTCAACAACTCTGCATGGGCTACAACAACCACTGGTAATAGAGTTTCTTCTAGTCAAGTAAATCTTGCAGACAGCACTAGCAACGATTGGTATATAACAGGCGTACAGCTTGAGGTAGGCGAGGCCACACCATTTGAGCATCGGTCTTATGGGGATGAGTTGCGTAGGTGTCAGAGGTTTTATGGTAAATATTATTTACATAAAGGTAGTGAATATATGACACATGGGGGAAACATTTCCTTATCATCAAACTTTTCTTTTCCTACCACAATGAGAGCCACGCCATCATCAAGTCATGTTCAAAATATAAATGCAAGTAACTGCAATAGTTCTAGCATTACTTTTGTTGATGTTGACGGTGCTTCTTATCAAGTAAATATGCACGTTACATCTGGGACAGTTAGTCGTAGAGATATTTATGCTTTTGATGCGGAGTTATAAAAATGGAAAATAATCTAAATATATCGTCTGCTCAATATGTAAAACATCAAGAAACGCAAGTCATAAATGAAGAGAATGTTTATGTAAATATTGGCGATAATATAGCAATAGATATTGTAGTAGATGATGAGACTATTCGTGTTCCCCTTGACCCAGCCAACCGCCACTATGCAGAAATTTTGCGTCAGGTAGACGCTGGCACACTAACTATACAGGAGGCTGAATAATGCCATACATA